CTACGCTGCGTAAGAATACCTTCGTCCGGTATGGTTACACTGTCAGCAAAAGAAGACGAAGAAGCGGGAGTATCTACTTGCATAAGCAGAGTTCCGCTCGTGCTGTTCAAATTAAACTTCAACGACCCCGCAGAACCCGCACCTACATAATAAACACTCTTGATTCTAGTGCGTCCAAACGCTAACGAACCTGTAGTGCCTATGCTGACATTACCGGCGGAAGCACCACTAGCTACTATACTAGTGACTACCGTATAAAAATTAGTGGAAGAAGCAGTGCTGGCATTCGCGCCTGTGACTACTTCTGTAGTTGCTTGTCCATGCAAGCTACCAACCTTTATACCTGTGATGGTAAAAGTTATACCTCTGTCATCTCCGGCAGAGGTAAACAACAACTTATACCCAGTTCCAAAAGGACTCACATCATTAGTAAGTAATGTGATAGCCCCCGCACCGGATACAGATGCTGCTGCTTTTAGTAACGTAGCACTGGTAGACGGAGTGATGGCGAAAATATCACCTTTAGACATGCTCTACTCCTTAATTTCGCCACGCAAGACAGCGGCCTTGTACTCAGCAGTGCCGGGTACAAGATTGCCAGTCGTAGCTTTTTTAGGGGCCGCTTTCTTCTTAGCGGGTGCCTTTTTCTTAGCCGTAGTCATAACTACCCCCTATTAACGTGTTCTAGCGCCCATTAAATAGTCAATGGTAGTTGCACGAGTGCCTGAAGCACTACCGGACAAACTCATTGCAGCGATAGCCAAATTTTCGTCATCAGGAATATTAGTGCTGTGAGTAGCTACCAGCCTGTCATTAACAAAGAACTCGACTTTACCTGTGCCTGAACATGCAATACCTAACTTGACATAAGTATTGTCAGCCATGTCTACACCAGAATCAGTGGTAGTAGCTGTGCCGTCTTTTTCAGTAATGCAGTTAATAGAGGCATCTCCATCATCTACTTGAAAAACGATACGGTCAGTGGCAGTAAGCATGTTTTCTGGGTTGGTAGCAAAGTTAACTGTAAAACCAACACAGATGTCAGACTGGTCTACATCATTGTTTTTGATGCGAGTCTGAAAGAACATATTTTTGTCTGCGGCAACAGCAAATATTTCATTGCCCTGCACTGAACCACCATCGTTGTCGGTAGTACCTGCTGATGTAATAGCAAGCTCTCCACCTATGGTGTCAGCTACGATTGCTACAGTAGCACCAGAGTCTTTGACAACCACCCAGCCAGTGTCGAGTTCATATACGAAATCGTCTTCTAGGCAGTAATAATCGGGATTAATTGACATTGGCATTTCGCGCAGGTCTTTATAACCAGACGCATAGCCGCTGTACAACACGGGAGTATTGTGATGAGTAGCCATATGAGTCTCCTGTCGTGGCTAAAGTCTGCCGCCTCCCCAGTGGAGCGCAGTCAGGATAGATTTATAGTATAGCAAAGAAAAGGGGGCTACAAGCGCCCCCTTCTCAGTCACACCTCTAGCTTGCGCCGGGCGATCCGAAGATACCCAGTGGATCAGATACACCAAAGCTGTAACGCTCACGGGCCTTGTACCGGCTGTTGCCAGTATCAAAATCAGCATCCATAGAGGTTTGCATTGGAGTTCGCACAAAGTGCTTCAGACCGTTAGGAATATCAGTCATCAAGAACCAAGCATTAGTGTCAGTCAGATAATGGTTAACAGTGTAACCTTCTGGAATTGACCCCATGCTTCGGATTGCGTTGATGTCATTATCAGCCGTGTTCGTACGAAGCTCAGTCTCAAGCAAACGAGTTGCTACGAACTGAAGATCGGGTGGAACAACGAGCTTGGTGGGCCTAGATGCAATTAGCAATCCACGCTCATCAGTCCAAGCTGCGATCTGAATAACAGCCGCTTCCAAAGAAGTTTCGTTCAGATCAGCACCAGTGGCAGGCTCATTAGAGTTGGTACCACCAGACACCAGAGGGTGTGCAGTAGAACAAAGCTCTACACCATCGCCGTAAGTTACTGACGGATCGAACGCATTGTTCAAAATCGCAGCAGCCTTAACTTGCTTGGTGTAAGCCATAGCTCGTGCCAATGCCTTGGTATAACGTGCAGACAGTGAATCGTACAGGTTGTCCTCAATAGCCTCTTCGGTTATTGAGAATCCCATAGAAATTGTCTCGTGGTTATACCTAGCAGTGAACGCTTCTTGAGCGTTGTCATACGCAATGGCTGCACCTTCATTCTTAACAGGTGCTGCACCAAAGCCAGACAGCTTGGTTTCTTCTTCAAAAGAACGCTCTGAACTTTCAGTCTCGAAAATTTCAGCGTGCTCTTCACTATATTTCTCATACTCCATGCCAAATAGGGCATTTAGGCCCGGTAGGAGTTCTTTGAGTAGTTGCGCTCTTGAAATAGCCATGTCTCAATACTCCTTATATACCAGTCTTATTGGTGTATGAATGCGAATCAGGGTTGAACTTAACGATCAAGTCCGTAAACGCATCGCCAACGGTGGACTCTGGCCCGTCAACAAAATCAACGATTCTGAAAGCAAAACCAGAGGTTACAGCAGTTGTAGCAGTTACCGCACTAGTGGAATTACCAGTGGTGGTGCTTCCTGTGCTAGTAGACTGTACCGCAGCCAAGTGAGTATTCTGGCCCAGATCAGCCTGAGTTACAGCGCCATCAGCCTGTACTTGGAACAAACAATCTGGATCATCCACAACATACGCTTTCGCATCAGCCGCTACAGTATTGGCAGGCCAACTCTGTCGGAATGTTAATTGCTGAGTATTGGGATCAGTGTAGGAACAACCTACGAACACACCGACAGTGCCGGCGGGGAAAGTCGTAGAGTTGTCTCCATTTGTAGTCACTATCTCGATTGTACCACCAGCAACAATGGACACTACGGAGCCATTGAATATATTGGTGTTATAACCGGAAGCGATCTTAATCTGACGGGTGGAACCAGCATAAGGCTGTCCTCCTATCAGATTTAACGGTCTTAGACCGTAAGGGGCAGCAGAAGTTGCCATGATAGACTCCTAGGTTAACCTTTACCGAAAGATACCGTCGATTTCCTATCATTAAATATAGGCATACGGGGATCACTTTCTCGCATTAAGTTATTGTCAACAGATTGCATCTGAGCAGCGGTTTGCTGCTTGTAATAATCGTTGCGCTCGTTGACCATCTCTTCTGGGGCTTTACACAGCATCAATCCACCAATCACGATATTGTCTTTAAATCTGTCATCAATAACAGCATCTGCAAATATCTCAGGATGAACGTCAGCCCTTACCGGCTCCCAGCCTTCACGTATTTTGGAGGAAACATTAGTAGCATCTGAAACACCTCGTGTAGCAATACGAATCCAACGATAACAATACCCGTCCTCCGGTATGGGATTAGGCAATGTTTCTGGCCTTTCCCACGCTTTTTTACGAGTATGCTTTTCTCTGGTTTCTTGCTCTCTTGGCATCCGTAACTTTTTATCAGGCATTTTGTTCCCTCACTAATTTAGCAACTTGTTTGGCATATTCTTCGAGTGAAACTCCAAGCCTTTTTGCGACAGCAATTTCTGATTGCTTTAGCCTAATCTTATTAGGCGATGTGCTCCGCGTAGCGGGTGCAACCACATTACTGGGTTTGGCTTTGGAACTTTCGTCTATCTCGTCACTGAACTTTTTAGGATATATTTCTCGCATTAGAGCATCTATACGCGAATAATACTCCTCACTTCCAGCAACTACACCTTCGTTGCCTAACATAGTGTGTATCCCCCATGCCGTTCCCGACATGACAGGATCACCTTCTGGCCCGTTTCCGAACCAAGTATTCTTGTCAGCCCATGCCTCTGCTACCTCATCGCGCGGCAATTCGGCGGCTGGTTGGGCTGCAAGTTCTTGTGATTGAACATTATTTTCTTGAGGTTGTAAAGCCTCTTTACTTTGTTCAATCTCTTTTGGCTTCAGACCACTGACTTTATCAGCTCTGATCTGAGCCGTGTTTAACGCTTGTTGAGCTTCAACGATAGCGTCTGTTTCTCCAGAGTCATACGCTTTCTTGTACTGCTGGGTGGCAAAAGCAAGTTCAGACTGAACCTGTCTTTTAGCAGACTCTATAAGTGCGTTGTGACTTTGGTCTGTTCTGCTTTTAAGTTGTTGATTTTCTTCAACTAACTGTTTGGCATACCTCTCCATAGCTTCACGTTCGCGCCAAGCCTCTTCCTTAGCCCTACGCTCGTCGTGGTAGCTCTTACTAAAGTTCTGTATTCTCTTCCTGATGCTTTTCTTTTCGTAACTTTTAAGTTCATCGTCAGTTAAGTCTTCAGGAGTTTCTACAGGTTCTCTGTCCCTGTCCTCGACTGGAACATCATTTTCGACCTCTATTTCGACATCACCAGCTTTTATAGTTTTTTCAACTTCTTGTTTTTTAGAAGGCTTTCCTATGGTTTCACGACCTACAGCTTCTTCTATTTCAAGAGGTGGTGTTTCTGGCTCTTGCTTAGGTATTTCTACTTCTTGCAGAGTTTCATCCACATCAGGATTAGGAAACTCGTACTCTACTTGTTGCATTCCCATGTTTTAGTCCTCATGCGCGAGTTAATCTGCTTACGTCTTTGATTACGGCTTCAATAGAGTCATCATTCATCAGACGGTACTCTTCTTTGCCAACCTTAAATCTCGTGCCTGTATTTGCACGAAACATGACGTAATCACCCTCTTTACACCAAGGGCCGTCAGGAAATCGCTCTGCGTCTTTATAGGCTTGTTCACCCATGTCAGTTACAACTCCCACCATAGACAAAATGTACTCTTCTCTGATTGTGGAAGCTGCTTTAGCTATTCCTCCTTCAAACTTATCCTCTACAGAAGGTAAACGTACAAGCACTCTGTAGCCCACAGGAATGGGAATATGCTTATCTAGTATTACTTCTGCGACCTTCTTTGCCTCTATCTGTTTGCGCCGCTTTGTTTCAAGCGGGGTTAGTTGGGCTTGTTCAGTCATCTACATCATCCATATAGTTACGCGCAAGGTCTTGAATTTCACGGCGTGCAGCGGCTAGACCTCGGATCACCCCACACGATTCCATATAGTCGGGGTAGTCCTTAGCTCCCCCACCAGAAAGGAATGCTTCTTGCTGTTTCTGTATTTCTACAAGTTTATTGTCCAACACATCAAATACAGTTTGAGCCATACTTAGTTCCTGTTCTTAGCAAGGTCTAGTATGGCTTTAGCCTCATCTAAATCTTGCCTTGCGTTAGCTTGATCCGTCTGAGCAGCAATACGTGCTGCTTCTGTGGCAGCAGTATTATCCGCCTTTTCTTTGTCAAGCTGCAAACGCGCAGCATCTAAGGCAGTGTCTGCCTGATCTTTCTGTGCTTTCCGCTGTTGTTCAGCCGCTTTAAGCTGCAACTCTGCCTGTTTTTGCTGGAATACAGGATCTTGCATTTGAGCTTGAGCTTGCTGCTGTGCGGCAACTGCTTGTTTTTGCTTAGAAACTTCTATTGCAGCTTGGCTCATCAGCCTAGACAGGCTTGCTTCAATGCGTTCTGGCATCTCTTCGCCCATTTCTGGAAGGGGAGCGCCAAGTCTTTCTTCGATCTGCTTCCTGTACAGGAAGGCCATGTGCTCACCAATATGCGCCTTAATAGCAGCGACTATCTGTTGTGCGGCGGGATTCTGACCTATAAATGCCATGATTTGCGGATCTTGCAGGAAAGCCTCATGCACAGCTATATGCGCTTCGTGGTCCTGATATATAAAGGCTTTTACTGGCTTACCCACCAAGAACGCCATGTTCTCACTTACAGGATCAAGTGGTTTAATATCATCCTTAGTAGGCACAAGTTTATCTGCGTTCTTAATACCCAAAACCTCAATCATTTGGCGATGTAACTGAGGCAAGTCGTATATTTGAGGTGCGCTTTGCGCCAGTTGTATGACAGCTTGGTACTGCACGACCCTTTGCGCCATCGTGCTACTGTTAGGATCGCTGACCGGAATAACTTCTGTAGTCGCGTAATCAGCCTGCCGCGCACGGGGTTCGGCACGATCTGGCATATACATGTATTCTTCAGGAGCATACTCCGCAATAATCGCTCTGAGTAGTTTGAACTCCTGCTTCATAGAATAATGAACACGGGCTTGTACCGCAGCCATTGGCTTGAGCGTACGCTCTAGCAAAGCGAGAGTTGTACCTACCGGCGCATTTGCGCTCATATCAGAGATGTTCATATCACTGATTGCGCCCAACCTACGGCCTTCTTCGGTTATCTGCTTTAATAATGCAAGAAGTGTCTGACTAGGCTCGGTGTAGGGGAGCGTCATTATATTGTCGCGGATAGACCCGGACGGCACATCTACATCACGGAACTCACCGGGACCGATGGGAGTGTCATCTCCTTTAACCCGCAGTCCACGGGACTTTAAGCCTCCCGGCAAGTTAGCTAGCGTGCCTGCGTCAACTAATTGACGAATGATGGATGTACCTGCTCTAGCATATCCACCAATAATATGAATCAGACCAAGACCGTAGAAGCCAAAACCCGGAACATAGGCATAGTGAACAAAATGTTGACGCTTGAGCATCAGAGGATCGTCGGGGTTCCAGTTACGGCGAATCGCTAGAACTTTGCCAGAACCTTGTTCAATAGTAACCACATAGGGTTTTGCTATCTGTAAATCCCTGTCTTCCTGATCTACATCGTCAATAATAAGGTCTGCGTGGACTTCTAAGACCGTATAACGGTCATCAGCGTTGAGGGTGTACCCCCCTTCCTCTGCTTTTTTCTCTTCTATATCGGTGTGATAAGAGACAGGTTCGCCTAACTCCTCTTCTCTGTAAAAGCCAGCAGCCTGTAATTTAACTAGCTCGTTCTTAGTTTTACGCATTACATGAGTAACACGCTCCGCTGACTCTATGTTAGACGCACCGTAAGGAACGATGACATCCTCGGCAGGAATGTACATAGCCACCTGTCTGCCGAGGTTAGGGTCATAGTAGACCTTTTTAAAAGCTGACCCTGCAAGACCAAGAGAATAAAGTAACCGTTCATGTTCGGGACGATACTCAACCATGACATCCGTGAGTTCATAGTTCATATCTGTCCGAACTCGAAGGGCAGCATCTTCTTTCTCTTTGGTTACTTCTCCTAGTATCTTGGTCTTGACAGGGCCAGCGGCGGGAAAGGTTTCACTCATAGCTTCCGCTTGAAAACGGATGGCTGCTTCAGCTAGTACGTTAGAATATACACCGCAAGCATCTTCCCACGGCTCAACGCGCTCTTCGTATTTAAATCCAAGAACATCTAGACCTTTGACAAATGTATCTGCCCATTCTTTGCGACTAGATGTATCAGACTCCACATGACCTGTAAGCTCTGACGATATCTCTGTAAGAGCGCCTTCATCCAGATATTCCGCAAGGTTCGCATCAAACGGCGCACCCGCAGTTTCTTCAAGTCCCTCTTCGGGGACTAGAGTAATTTCAACGCTACCATCGTCCAGTGTCACCATATCAGGGTTGACAATATCAAGTTCTAATTCTGCCATCGGTCTTACCTGCCTCTTATAAAATCTATGATTTTGTCTATGGTTGATGGTTCTTCAGGAGGAAGAGACCGGATAGGTAGCCTAATCCCGTACTCCTCTGCTATTTCAGGAGTTATAAATTCCGTAAGGTCTTCGATAAAATTTTCGTATCGTGGAATATCGTACTTAGATAATGGCGCATCTGGACGATTAGCAGCATCAATAAGCCTGTGTTGGTCATAGACTGACATAAGTGGATTTTTGCCCTGTTCCTCTAAAAACCTGCGAACAACCGGGCTGTCAAGACCTGCATGTTGTAATTCGTGCGCTACTGTTCTTGCATACGAATCTGTATCTTTATCCGTCGAATACCCTTCTTTAGACATATATCGACGTTCTAAAGGGCTTGATGGACTACCTAAAGAGCCAGCAAATACAGCTACATCTTTACCTTTTCTTGGGAGATCAACCTCATCTAAAAACCTTGCGTTAGGAGACTTGTCTGCAATATACAGGTTTGGGTTCTCTGGGCGCATATACTCCCCAACTATACTAGCTAGCCCCCCTTCAGGAGTGTAATAATTTTTTATATCCGCAGGATCTTCAGGATCATCACCGTAATAGCCTAACGCACTAAGTAATCCGTAATCACCGCCAAATCTAAGCTCTTCAGGAAGCTGCCGCTGAATTTCAACAATGTTCTCCTGATCCATCATCTTCATGGATGCGTCAAATTCGTCCAATTCTTCTGGAGTCAGCGTAAATAAAAAATCACGCATTTCTTTTGGGAGATTGTCGTACTCGTCTTTTCGCCTTTGTAGCTCGGTAAATACATTTTTTTCAGCCATTAGTAGTACCCGCCTTTACGTTGCTTGAAGTATTGCACTTCGTCTTCTTCATCCGATGGCAATCTTACAAAGCCGCCTTTTCTGTATCTCATCAGTGCCAGCGATACAGAGTCCACATAATCATCATGCTCCCCCGCTGGGAACGCCGCAACCTCGTCAATCACCGCCTCTGCCCAGCTAGTGTTGGGCGCCCAGACCATACCGGAGGCGAATAAGTCAGATACCGCGTTCAATCGCGTAATCTTGTCGTTGCCCTTGGTCGGAGTAAACTCCTGCACTGGTATACCCATAGCCCGCATCTCGTATATCAGCGGTGCGCCCGATGCTTTCTTCTCTACAATGAGTGTATCGGGTTGCCACTCATCATATTCCTCCACCGCCACACGTTTTAACGTGGGAAACTCCATTCTATCCCTAAATGCGTTGAGAAGTATGATATTTGCCTGCTCCACACCGTCTTCATCCGGCGTATAGAACACTCCCCACGTTGTACAGGCCGAGTAATCCGCCCGATTTGTCTTTTCAAACGCCGTATCCCACGCCATTAGCAAAAAATCACACGGTGGAGGCTGCTCTTTCTCCCATGTACGCCACCATTCGCGCTTGACGATGGCTGATGTCTCTGCGGTTGGCTCCTGTTGGTACTGAGCCATCCATTTTGCGTTGGGAAGTTCCTCTTTTAGCGCCCCAAGCTCATCTTTTGACCAAAATTCCGGCCATAACGGGTTGCCAGACGGCATAATAGCCGGAAATTCAATAACTTCCCACTCATCACCGCCTCTTTGAGCACTTGCTCTGAGCACTTTTGCCGTTAAATCACGCAAACTCCAGCGAGTCATTACAATAACGATGGCCCCGCCGGGTTGTAAACGCTGCCGAGGCCCGGATGTGTACCACTCGTAGGTCTTGTCGTAAATATCCGGGTTTATTTCAGCTAGTGCAGCCTCCTGTTCCGAGTGCGGATCGTCAATAATGAGCAAATCTGCGCCTTTTCCAGTAACCGCACCCCCGACACCTATCGCAAAGTAGTCTCCACCCTTGCTTGTGTTCCATCTTCCTGCCGCTTTACTGTCCGAAGACAGGTGCAGATCAGGAAATATCTCGTGATATTCCTCTTTGTCTACTAAATTTCTTACTTTTCGACCAAAACCAACCGCAAGTTCTGCGGTGTGGGACGTTTGAATAACCTTTTTGTGCGGAAATTGTCCCAAAAACCAAGCTGGCAAGAGATAACTGGCAAACTCAGACTTGGTATGACGAGGCGGCATATTCACAATAAGCCGTTTACACTCACCCCGGGCCACCCGCTCAAACGCTTCAGCCATCCTCGCATGGTGCCGCCCGCTTATAAACGTGGGCCACATCTGTTTAGTAAAATCTAAGAACCTAGTCTGGGCTTTGCGCTGTTTTTTAAGTTTTTCCAGAACTTTTAATTCTGCCAGCAGCTTCTCCTGCTCTGCCTGCGAGAGTAGTGGTAATACTTTGGGTATATCACTAAGCGTAATATTGTCAAAGGGCGATGTCTGTATCGTCATCCTTGTCAATGTCCAGTTCTGCTACACCTAGCATAGCGTCTAACTCTTCTTCTGAAGTAGCTCCTGCCGGTGTTACATCTACCACCGTGGCATTAAGCAGGTTTTTAACCCGGTCTTTGATCGCTTTTTCTAGATCTTCGGGGTTCTTGTAGTTGATGGTGACTTCGCTACGTTCAGTGAAAATGCCTATATCACTGTGTTTACCCAGCAATTCCAGTGCTTTCAACTCGTATCGCGGGTCGCCGCAGTCAGCTATTTCCATAAGTTTGTGCGTTATGGCCGATCTAGCCTCGGCTGCGTCCATAGCTAAATGCGCCCCATATGTACGCAGAAAGGCTGCGGCTGCAAACGCAGTGGTCTGATTAGTGAGATTAGAGGGTTTTTTGGCTTCGGCAACTGCCTTCAGAAGCTCTTTTTCACGCTCAACGTCACCTTCGGTAACATCTAACGCTGCACCCAGTGACTCCTGTAGCTCCGCTGTATTGCCCGCTACCGCCATCTCTTCGAGCAGAGTCGCGGGTTTCTCCTCTGATAAATCATAAGGAATCGGATGGTCTTTGGTGGGTTCTACTTGTACAACAGCCATGTACAGGCATCCGGGGCAGAATTTTGCGAAGTTTAACATATAGTTACGTACTGGCAACAGGTGCATGGTAATCCAAATAATTATTTCCGTTACCACCTTACGGGACTCCAAAGGGGGGTGTTTCCTGTGTTGAGGGGGGTAGGGTGCGAGCCATGTGGCTACAAAAAATAGGGGGTGGGGTCAAGAAGTGTTGAGATGTGTTGAGATGTGTTGAGATGTGTTGAGGTACGTCTTGCGACCAAGCTAAGTCATTGATTTAATTAGAGTTTAGTGCTTGAGTTTGTCAAGTTGGGTCATTGTTTGTGCAGATTACTATGTATATAGTCGCGCGCGTGGCCCAAATAGAGTGGTAGATAGGGGGCCGGTACCCTTTTTTGCTGCATAATTCAAAATCAATGCTATAGTATATGTAAGTCGAGAGTTTCACTTCGGCCCGCGCGCGATTCCTTTGCGCGCTAATTCATTGCGAGCTATAAAGTGTTACGCGGCCCCTTTTGTTTTTAATGGTGCCGCATGGCATTACTCGCGCGTCGAGCATGTAGTGAAAACTACATGCTAATTAACTAATGAGTACAAATATTATGACTAAGAAAAAATCAGTAACCATGCAAGAAGATAAATTACCTAAAGCGGTTCGCGCTGCGTTAGGTGTACAGGATGAAGTATTAAAGAAAGAAGTATCAAACAAGGCAGACGCAGCAAAAGCACAAAAGGAAATAGGGAGAGTATTAGACGCTAACGGTCTGTACATGTTTCCTATTGTAGACGCTGCTGCTACGTCTAAGTTTGATACTTTCTGGGATAAATGGTCTTCATTATTTGTCGCTGCTAACGCTAGCAATGCCACAAAAGAAAAGGCACGCGGCACTGTAGAGGAAGATTGGAATAGAAACAAAGCCGCTGCGATTGAGCTGGGTGACCATCATAAGAAATTGCTAGACGCCAAGTCTGTCAGCATGCAATGGAATACGCGTAAGCAAGGTATTGCGCGACAAATGGCATGGGGTGATCCAGACGATGGCAATAAAGGCAAAGAAGCCAAAACACGCGCCAGAAATAAGACCGGCAACGTATCGAGTGTCACACTTTCGAAAGTATGGCGGAATAATAATGAGAAAAAGAAAGGCTCATCGAACATGTCAGCAGCCGGAGCAAATCAGAGTATCGATACTCTTGTGCGTGCTCTTAACAATACGCAGACTAACTATAATACGTTGTTAGAGAAGTATGTAGAAAAAGAGTCATGCGGCACCAAAAAGCAGCGTCAAGATGTCACTGACGCTATCACTAATGTTATAGCTAAACTAGAAGTGATAAGGGAGAAGCTATAATGAATGGATATACTAAGATCAAGCCTCCGGTATGCTTGGAACGTAGTCGCTTAAAAGAAGACATCGCCAAACGCAAAGCGCGCAAACAAGCGCGTCGCGCAAAGCGAGAAGCGTTATACCTACTAAACAATCCATAAGCGCGCCGTATGTCACAGATTGCCCCGTCATTTTTGGCGGGGCGATTTTTTTGGGCCTGAAAAAAATGGCCGATTTTCGCCTATTTTGACCCAAGGTAGAGCGCATGTAGTGAAAACTACATGCTACCTAGATCATCAGCAAGGCTGATGATAGTTATGGAGGTAATGCGCCATGCAATGTTATGCAAAACTCTTAATGTTATGTTTAATGTTACGCCCTAAAGTCTTGTTGTATATAGCAAAGAAAGGCTTTTGTGTAATGTTATGCAAAAAAAGAACACACAATATTTTCTTACCCCTCTCTTACCCCTCTCGGCAAGTGAAAAAAGCAAATGAAGTGTGTGTCTGTTTTTCTGTTTTTTCCATAACAATATAACAATACAAATATAACATTACTACAGACCAGTGTTCATCAATACTTTCAAGCGGCTTGTATTGTTATACACTGCGTAACATCGCACCGCATTTCCATAACAATGTAACACCCTAACCATCAACCAATGTAACAAAGGAGAACATCATGGCTGTATGCAGTAAATGTAACAAACCATTCTCACCCGCAAGGGCAAAGCTAGGTAAGACAACTTGTATGTTGTGTGGTGAACAAGAGGCAGGAAAAGTACGACATACTATAGCACCACTAAACAAGAGCAACTACATGGTTCTTTCAACCGAAGAGCTAAAGCAACTAAACCCAAAGCGAACCACATAAGGAGAACGACAATGAGAACGACAATGAAAAAGAACAACTGGACAGTAGGCGAAGTATACAAAAAGCCACACTATGATGACTTCAGCAATCTGAATATCCATGATCCCAACAACAAACTCAAGTGGGCAGAAGAACCCAAGCTGCCTGTATGGGTTCGCCCGTTGCAGATCTTTGGTCTTACCACTACGGTAGTAGCCTCAGTGCTCTTTGTATGGGCACTGGCAAGCCTGATGCTGATACTGGAGGGATAGCTATGTCAGACGAAGAAGTAACACTCGCAGACCTGTTAGCGGAGTACGACATCGAAGTGCTACGCAAGTGGCTGCGAGAGCAGGAGCAAGAGCAGGATCAAGAGTCAGATACTTCTGACAAACCATCAACTAGCATGTAGTGAAAACTACATAGGAGAACCAAATGTCATATTTAGACTATGTACCAAAACTAACCACGTTCAAAGAAGCACTAAAACACTATGAATCTATCAAACCCCTGAGGGGCAAAAGCATACGCCCTTTCATAACAGGGGGTACAGGTAGGAAGCACAAAGAAATATCCATATGTTACAACGGCAAGGACACGGTAAGCATAAAAGTCTACGGTGATACTGTGCTTGAGTTTATAAAGCAAGGCTCAGATGAATATGTCTCCGTGACACCGGAGCGTGGTGGCTGGATGAAGTTGGCTATGACCGTTGTTGATCTCATACTCAGGCGTGGAACTGGTCGCTATATGCCACCCGATAACTTGGTGTTTAGAGCACATGGCTACTGTGATGCGCTTATATTCGATAGAGCCACTAAAGACTGGATCACTATAACGGATGGCATACAACTCAGACTACGCAAATGGAAAGGCGGTGCTGAGTGGCATCTTATCGAGCGTCCCAAGATGTACGGCTACTATGCCAAGCGCAAAGTGCTGAACGAGAAGAAAGAGCTGGTAGCTACGTTCACTAAATATACTAGGGCAATGGCAAAGATGGCGAATGCAGAAGACTACATAGGGTCTTCAACAGCGGGAAATGAACTAGAAGGAATAGCTGCACTGAATAATGTTAGAGCAAGAGATTTGTGGAAGTGCATGTTAGACGAAGAGTTATGGCCCAAAGCCAGTGCATACATACTAAGGAAGTGCGTGGAACAGCGCGATGAACATGGGCGTTTGAGTGGATGGGGTTCTTATCAGATTCGCCCTAAAGATGTGTCGGCTTACATAACTGATGTAGTTAAAGCAGTCCATGCAAAGGAGATTTTTGAACTGCGGGAAGTAAGGACACTTTGCTATAACAACAACGACATGTTTGTGAAATGCGAAGGGGGCATGAGGTTATGAAAAAATTAGTTCGAGCAAAAACACAACAGCCAGTGCTTACTGGCGAAGTAGTAAGAGATAGGGGTGGGCGACGATATTATGTGTCCCACGTTCACAATAACAAAGTAGCGGTTGTGACTATGGATGAACAAAAGCTACACGTAACTGCAAAGCCGGAGGTCTTTGATTGTTTTCTATCAACCCTTTAATTAATTTTTATTCGGAGAACCTATACAATGAATGCAACTGAAATAAATGAAATCTTAACCGTAACACTCAAGCAAGCTGTACAGCTTATCGTCAACAACCCCAACGTGCGCTTCATGCTACGTGGTGAGCCGGGCGTTGGTAAGTCTAGCATTGCAATGGAAATAGCAAGGGTGGTGGGCTATCCGCTATCCATGCTAGATATTCCTAACATGGATCTGGGCGATGTGTGTATGCCCGTCATTGACCATGAGACTAAGGTAACTCGCTACTACCCCAATGCTAGGTTCGGTATCCACACCGGACAGCCTGTGGTTATGTGCTTTGACGAGTTTACTAAAGGCGCAGACGCAGTGAAGAATATGCTTCACCCTGCGTTAGAAGTATTTAACCCTAGACTCGGTGATATACCGACACCTGATGGCACCATTATTTATCTGACTGGCAATCTGGATACTGATGGCGTGGGTGATGGTCTGGCCCAACATACCAGACAACGTGTCGTTGAGTTGATTGTTATGAAGCCTACCGCAGACGATTGGCTTGCATGGGCTTTCAACAATGACATTGACCCGATTGTCATGGCGTGGGTGGACAGATACAGACAGTGCATGGCCTCCTACTTGGATGGAGTAAAGAACGAATACATATTCCATCCCTCCAATCCAGACGATAACGTGGTGTCTCCTCGCACACTGGAGATCGCCAGTAGGATTATCAAGAACCGTGATAAGTATGACGAAGGTGCTCTTCTCGCTGCGTTGGTAGGTACAGCGGGTAGCGCGTTCGGCAATAGCATTGTGTCTTTCATCCGGTACCAAGAGTCATTGCCGTCTGTTAAGTCCATCCTAGAATCTCCTATGAGTGCTGACATTCCTGAACAGCCGGGCGCGCGGGCAGTTCTTACGTTCGGACTGCTAGAGCATGTGGAGACAGACACTCTTACTAATATCCTGAAGTATCTGGTTAGGATGGAAGAAGAGTGGCAGGTGGTGTTTAACGTGACGTTGGCTCGACACAACACCAAGAAAGAGATTGCTCACCATAACCGCGCGTTCGCACTGTGGGCCGCTGACAACGAAGACTTACTGTAAAGGAGAACGATGATGAGTGAACAAGAATTACCGAAGTATTGGTGCAGTGTGGTTGAAAGTGACGCAAGCCATGACGAGATGTTTTCGACGATGGCGGAAGTGTTACGTGAGATGGGGATAGACTGCGAACAGGATGATGAAATAGCAGAAGAGCGAGGGGTGGATTTGTTTATTGTTTTTACCAAAATCGAGGAGAACGATGATGAGTGAAGTAAAAAGAGGAAGAGGCAGACCTAGAAAGTACGAAACTAACGAAGAACGAAAAGCGGCAGTGAAAGACAGGAGGGTAGCATACAAAGCTATAACCCTACCCCGATCTGTAGCAGAACTTATATGGGATTGCGTTGCTATTAAATCTCAGGAAGTAGGGATACAACTAACAACTACTCAAGTAGTCCAAATGATAATCAAAGACTGGATAGCGGAGCATGATCCTGACGGTTCAATACTGAAAGCATCTACGTTTAAGGGGAAAGGCAGATGACAGGTGAATCTTTCTACGTAGACATCGACGGGGAGCAGTGGCAGTACATGCTTGTCACTGATCCTCCCGCCGCACTGTACTGGCAACCCTCCAGTTACAAACTAAAGCTAAGTGATATTCGCATAGCTACAAAGTGTTCGCCCGAAGATCGCAAGAGACTACGGCGAGAAATTCTAAAAGATATACAGGAGAACGATGATGAGTGATTTCGACTACAACGAGTGGACAACGGAAGACTTGCAAAGTTTGTTCGACGAAATTGCACCTATTCTTAAAGAAAGGTACGAAAAGGAAGCTAATATTTTGCGTGAGGAGAATGAAAATGACTATGATGACGAACCACCAGAAAATACTAGAAGTGATTAATCTAATTGAACTTGAATTTTCGAGAGATGATAAAGCGGCTTTGCATGAACTTGCTTGGCAGTTAGTTAACTTAACCAGACCGGAGGAAAACGAGAATGACTGAAGAGGAAATAATAGATCACATAAGTGAAAGAATGGCTGAAGAGTGGAAAAAGTTTGATGTGAAGATGGCTGAATTCATATCCACATTAGACGGAACTCCAACCTTAGCTTTGATTGCCATGCTCATATCTAAAGCGGCGGACATAGCCTTTGAGGAGGGAGAATGGGAAGAAGAGACCTTTATGAAACTAGTGAGTATTTGTTGCGCTGAAAGTAAAGGGACTATTGGCGATCGAGACTCTATACATTAACAGGAGGATGCAGATGAGTGATACGCGAGTAAAAGCTCGAACCAATGGTCAGGGTTTGGCTGTTGGTTTTGACGGTTTTGACATGCACAACATGCGTCCTATTGATGTGTATGGCAAAAGGTTAGACCCGTGGAAGCTAATGCAACGTGCCAAGAGAAATGGTTGGCATCGGATAAGTAACTTCTTTGCGGTCAACGCTAAAGGTAACTCTATCTACCCCTACTTAGATAGATACAACCTGTTAATCAACCACATAGTAAACGAGTTGGGCGTGGACAGAACCTGTGACCACGAAGTTTACTGTTCTCTAGCTGACGGAGCTAAACGAATACTTGTCCCCAAAAATCTCAAAGAGAGAAGTTTGAAAGGAGCAAGGGGGTATTTGTACTACGGCGGCAAAATATACTGTAAGAAAAATTGGGAGAAAGATACCAATGAAAATCGAGCGTAAGTTTAAAGCTATCAAGATCGGGCTTATGCGATCTAAACCGTTTGGCTTGTTGCGTGGTGTTGCCATGCATGGCAAGTCTTATCTGACTACTGACATACCCACAGCCATGACTGATGGACGGGACTGTTGGTACAACCCTGACTTCATCTTTGGTTTTGCTAACGGTGACAAGGCAGCGGCTTTTGTGATCGTGCATGAGTGGATGCACAAAGCGGGTATGCACTTTACCACTTACCAAACGCTGAGATTGATGAATGCTATTGTTGCAAACATGGCTGCTGACCAGTGGAATAACAACCGCATCATACTAGCTGACCCCAAAGGCGAATATGTACAAATGCCGAAGGATGCAGATGGAAACATCTGTGGCTTGCTTGATCCCAAGTATGCAGACTGGACGATCAAGCGAATCTTCTACGACATACTTGAGCAGCAGAAAGAGGATGAAGAATCCGGCGAAGAAACTGAAGGCGAAGGTAAAGGCGAAGGTGAAGGCACTGGTGACGGTGACAGCCCTAGCTTTGACGAGCATGACTGGGACGGTGCTGATGAACTGACCAAGGAGGAGAAGCAAGAACTCAAGCGGGATATTGTTGAAGCCATACGCAGTAACCTGCACGCTAACTCGCGGCCCGGTCAAGGAGGGCTACGAGATGCGTTGGGTTTGGAGGAGCTAGTGGCCCCGCAAGTGAATTGGCCCATGCAGCTACGACAGTTTCTCAACTCTACTTGTCGCAAGAAAGAACATTCATCTTGGCGCAGACCCAATCGTAGATACTTATATCAAGACATCATAATGCCTACGCTAGAAGGACATAGCATCAAATGTCTGGTTGAGTGCAGAGATGCATCGGGTTCTATGTTTTATCAAGATCGTCTCAAGAAGGTAACAAGCGAAATGGTAGGCATTTCCAAGATGCTTAACATTGATGAGATACATGTCATTGACTGGGATGGCACTGCCGAACATCGGGGTGTGTTTACTAGCGATGAACTACAGAACGCTCCACCTATTAAAGAAGTGATAGGCGGAGGAGGCACGAATCCTAGATGCGTGTCTGACTATCTCAAAGATAACAACATCAAGCCAGACGCAGTAGTGATGTTGACTGACGGCGAGATAAATGACTGGGGTAATTGGACTGTCCCTCTTCTTTGGGTGATATGCAATACCTCAAAAATAACTGCCCCTATGGGTAAAACCATTAACATTGATTAGCATGTAGTTTTCACTACATAGGAGAACCAAATGAGTATAGCAAACAGCGCAGTATTAGTACGCCTCAACATTAGTGTGTGGGGTGCAAGCAAGCGCAATCAACACATCGAGAATGAGTTGGCTAGGAATAAAAACGCAGACCCAAAAGCCATACGCACTTATGATAACTTGATGGTCGGTTCAACCGGCCACAAGGATATTCAGAAACATGCAGCTAAGTCACGACTGTGGCACAACTACATGACACGCCCGTGGGACGAGCGTGGGTACAGGCTTTGTCCTACCAGCCTATTCTTAGACTACAAGTCTCAACACAATCTAAAACGGACTGAGTTCGAGAGTATGCTAGATACATTCCGAGTGAAGTATTGGAGCTACCGCGAAACAGCCAAGGACCATCGTGGTGATTTGTTTCGAGAAGAGGACTACCCGCCTGTAGAAGAGGTGATGGGTAAGTTTGCTTGGAACTTTGTTGTGTCTCCTGTGCCGGAGTCAGGCCACTTGTGCATTGACTTACCCGCACAGGAAATGCAAGAACTCAAACAGTCATGCGATGCCGAGGTAGAGCGTAAAGTGGCAGAAGCCATGAAAGAGAATGACAAGCGACTACTTAAAGAGTTGCAGTCAATAAGTGAAAAGTGTACGGACACTGGTGACGATGAGGAGGATGACAAGAAGCGGTGGCATGACACCTTTGTCAGTAACCCTATGGATCTGTGCCGTATACTCAAACATATGAACTTAACTAATGACCCCAAGATAGATGAAGCCGTACAACGTCTTGAGGATGTTATGGTAGGTAAAACAAAAGACATGTTCAAAGACTCCCCAACTGTCCGTAAGGAAGTGAAGGAGGAAGTGGACTCAATCATTAAATCGTACGAATGGTAAGGAGAACCTAATGATCTCTAAAGTATATGATGGCAACAGAATGTCTGATCGCATTGTTGATGAATACATGCCTCAGAAAACGAAGCATCCGCGCTTCAAGAACTTGCCCCGAAATGTGATTAGTATTCAGCAGGATAATAGTCTTGCTGAAGAGCATGGGCTTGTGCCTTGTGAAGATCACGATTGGATAGCCAAGTTTCTAGCCGACATTGCTCAAACTCGTTTTGATCTTGAGTTTTGGGTAGAGCCTCGTCACAGTTTTGAAGGGGTACATAACGTGTATGTTTTCAATGGCACTGAATGTTTGGGTAGAATACAAAACCATGCTGATACGAGCTGGCAAAAGACAGTTTATATATTCTATAACAACCGTATTGACCAAAGGCTACATCGGGAAAGAGGAAAGAAGACCTCTAAACTTGCTACGGCCAAGAGTATATTTCGCACATACTTCACACCAATAACTCTTAAAGAGCAATTAAAAGCGATACGGAACAATGTATCTACTAAGATAAATAACACTAGGTATTCCTCAAACAGTGAAGTAGGAAATGCTGAGTCTGCGATTATTAAGTATATCAAAACTCAGTTAAACAATAATGACAAGCTATTTGCAGAGTACATGAATAATGCAGGTGCTATTGATCTGGTTACTGCTTGGCTTGATAAACGTGAGGAATACTCGTTGGTTACAGCCGCATATAAGAAAGTTGATACCAATCACGGCGCGTTCTTGCTAAGGAAGAAACTTCCTAACGGAGAAGAGCGTTACTACTTTGAAGGTTATAATGAGCATCATTGGGCAACGCGCCCTCCCGATTGCACCGACCATAGAGCCGGTTACGCGAAAGAACATCTGTCTGAAAAGGTGCGACTAGCATTGGGCTTGTTAAAAGTTGCAGAACCTAATACTTTTATAACAGGTGCAGGCTACAAGCTCGATGACGATAGCTTTTTTATCGACGCAGAAGAAATGGAGTATGACTCCTAGCATTACCCCTTCCCTAATAGCATGTAGTGAAAACTACATGCCCTTTCTTTACCCCGCCTACGGGCGGGGATCTTTTCACTTTACAAAGTCCAATCTATAAGCTATTCTTTCTGAATGGCTCTCACCCCTGAGAAGAAAGTCAAAAACAGTGTAGTGCGTGTATTGAAAAAATACGGGGCGTACTATTTTTTTCCGTCCAGTTATGGCATGGGAAGAAGTGGTGTGCCTGATATTGTTTGTTGTTATCGTGGTTATTTTATTGGCATAGAATGCAAGGCAGGTAAGAACAAGGCAACACCTCTACAGCTTAGAGAGCTTTCTGCTATTCGAGAAGCAGGAGGCACAACTTTTATAATTAATGAAGAGAACTTAGGCGTACTCGACGAGTACCTAAACCCAAATGAAAACCTTAACTTTAGATTTTGAAACATATTACGCAAAAGATTACGGCCTAAACAAACTAACCACTGAAGAGTATATTCGAGATCCTCGTTTCGAGGTTATCGGAGTTGCTGTCAAGCAGGGCGAGGGCGGCAACTATCATAGAGCAAATGCGCCAACGTGGTTTTCTGGTTCAAAAAAACAAATAACAAAGTTCCTAGAGCAGTTCGATTGGGCTGACTCTGCCGTCGTAGCACACAATGCCATGTTCGACATGGCAATCCTTAATTGGCATTTCAATATCAAGCCAGCAAAAATAATTGATACGCTGGCAATGTCCCGTGCTATTCATTCTATAGAAGTAGGAGGGAGCCTTGCGGCGCTGTCCGAATACTATGGTTTAGGTGCTAAAGGCACGGAGGTACATAGTGCCATAGGTAAGAAGCGTCTGGACTTTACGAAGTCAGAGTTAGAAGCCTATGGCGGGTACTGCATACAGGATGTAGAACTTACCCACAAGTTATTCAATGTGCTTAACGAAAACTTTCCTCCTTTCGAACTTGCGTTAATAGATTTAACTATTCGCATGTTTAGTGAGCCTACGTTACGCCTAGACGCTGATGTATTGAAAGCACACTTAAAAGATGTTGTAGATAAAAAAGAAGCGTTGATGGCTAAAGTCAAACATGAAAAAACACAGCTAACATCTAATCCACAATTCGCAGAACTATTACGTGAGTATGGTATTGAACCCCCTACTAAGATAAGCCCTACCACGGGCAAGGAGACCTTTGCCTTTGCCAAAAGCGATGAAAACTTTAAAGTTTTGCAAGAACATGAGAATCCAGCGGTACAGGCTCTTGTATCTGCTAGGCTAGGTGTAAGGTCTACCATCGAAGAAAAGCGCACCGAACGATTTATTGCGATAAGCGAAAGAGGGACTCTGCCCATACCCCTGCGTTACTACGCAGCACACACCGGACGGTGGGGTGGTGATGACAAAATAAACATGCAGAACCTGCCCCGTGGCTCTCAACTGAAGAAAGCCATGTGCGCTCCAGACGGGTACAAGTTTGTGGACTGTGACCTGTCTCAGATAGAGGCACGGACACTGGCATGGTTAGCTGAAGAGCGTAAGCTAGTCGATGCCTTTGCCAGAGGTGATGATGTCTACAGCATAATGGCGTCTGCTATATACGCCAAACCTGAAGAAGAAATAACCAAACAGGAAAGATTTGTTGGTAAGACTACTATACTAGGAGCAGGCTACGGCATGGGCGCCGCTAAGTTTCAGGCGCAGCTAAAGAACTTTGGGGTAGATCTGGATTTGTCCGAGTGTGAGCGTATTATAAAGGTATACAGAAGGTCTTATCCCAAGATACCTAAGCTGTGGAGTAAGGCAAACAAGATGCTAGAGGTGATAAGAAAAGACCGTGTGAGTGCTTTCGGACCCTCTAGTATGCTAGAAGTAGAGGGTAGCAAAGGCATAAAGCTACCCAATGGTTTGTATATAAAATACCCAGAGCTTAGAAAAGAAGTTAACGAAGAGGGTAATACTGAAACTGTATATAAGTCCCGGCGTGGTAGGACACTTATAGATACTAGAATATATGGAGGTAAAGTAATCGAGAACGTGTGTCAGGCACTGGCACGGATCGTTATCGGTGAACAGTTGTTACGCATATCTCAAAAGTACAAGGTAGTGATGACGGTGCATGATGCCGTGGGCTGCATAGTGCCAGAAGCAGAGGTGGAAGAGGGTATGCGTGTAGTAGAGAAGATTATGAGAATACGGCCCAGATGGGCGCAAGACCTGCCCCTCGACTGTGAGGGAGGGTTTGGCGATTCCTACGGAGCCTGTTAGCCCCAGTGAGCGGTGGGCAGGGTTTTTTGGTTACGATTTTCCCCTTAAAAACACTCACAGTATACGGCGGAGGTTTCGGCTATAACAAAGCGTGTTCCTGTGGGTTGACGCTTTGTGTGGTTCTCCCCTGCGTGCGTATACCGAGGAAGCCGCGCTAAGGCTAGTCGTGCCTTAACCCCTTGAGAGGGCACGCACTGAATTGAGGATACTATGAAAGTCAGATTAGATTTAGAACAACATGAGCTAGAAGAAATTTTACAGTTAGTTAAAAAACTTACAGATGCGTTAGAACGAGTAGAAGATATGTTACAGGATGAAGATGTACAAGAATCTTGAAACGCAGTGCGATTGTGGTGAATTAATGTTAGAGGTCATAGGTTATACAGATAACGAACCACCAAAAGCAAAACGAGCGGGTTGGTACTGCCCTAACTGCGAAACGTTTAAGAAAAGCATACTTAGAGAGCAACTAGTAGAGGAATAGTGGTGTACGAATACAACGCAACGATTATTAGAGTAGTTGATGGAGATACAGTCGATGTGGACATTGATCTTGGTTTTGACGTTTGGGTTCGCAGTCAGCGTATTCGTTTATTTGGAATTGATACACCCGAATGTAGAACTAGAAATAAAGCTGAAAAGGCGCATGGACTCCTCGCAAAAGAATACGTCCAGAACGCACTTAGACTTGGAGAAGTTTATGCGCTTAGAACAAGAGAGAAAGGCAAGTATGGCCGCTACCTCGGCGAGATTAAAGTCGGGCGCACAACGATCAACAAGCTCCTCATCAAAGAGCTTCTCGCGGTTCCATACGCAGGACAAAGCAAGAAAGATATTGCCATTAAACAGGAGGAGAATCGAATAGCATTAATAGAGCAAGGTAAGCTATGACAGCTTGGTCTTACAGTAGAGTTAACACTTTCAAGCAATGTCCTAAGAAGTATTATCATCTTAATGTTAAAAAAGATGTAAAAGACACGGGAAGTGCAGCCACCAGATACGGCGGCAGAGTGCATAGGGCTGCTGAAAAATATATAAAAGAAGGCAAACCTTTAGATAGAGAATATAACTTTATGCAAGGCACTCTAGATGTGCTTAACAAGATAGAGGGCGAGAAGCATTGTGAGCTTAGGCTTGGGGTGTCTAAAGAAGATGATGGCTACATACCCACTAGCTTTTGGAGTAAAGAAGTTTGGTACAGAGGCATAGCGGATTTAGTTATAATTGATGGAGACACCGCTTTTAGCGTAGATTATAAAACCAGCAAGAGCACTAGATATGCAGATACCAAACAATTAGATTTGATAGCTGGTGCGTTGTTTATTACTTTTCCTCAATTAAAAAAAATTAAATCCGCTTTATCGTTTGTAGTGTGTAAAGGTTTTGTTACTAAAGAACACACTGTTGATTTGTATAAATCTTATATAAATGTGTTTGACGAAGAGCTTGAACGCATAGAAGTAGCATTAGAAAACAACGTATGGAATGCAGTAGATGGTCCTTTATGTGGATTCTGTCCGGTGATTAGTTGCGAACATAACAGGAGATAATATGCACGCAAATGAAAGTTATCCTGAAATAGAAAAGTATATAACCGATGACGAATTAGAATTTGATTGGGAGTACCCTTTTCAGGGAGGGCTTGAAATTAAAGTTCGTATAAACAACGGCGAGTTTAAGACCGAATCAAAAGTCGGGATAGAAATAGGTGCTCACGGTGGGTATCTTTTTGATGTTTATGGAAATGATGGATATAAAAGCAAGGGTAAACTAGAAGACGTTCAAAAAGCTACTATTTGCATAGAAGGAGATTACGAAAAACGTGATTTCATACAGGCCATGCTTAAATTAGCTTTATTTCTAAAGCTCAATGGTTACACATTAGATGGTGAAATAGATGAAGAAACGTAACTACAAAAAAGAATACGCTAACTATCAAGGCACAGAAGAGCAAAAGAAAAAACGTGCCAAGCGCAACGCTGCTAGGCGTAAAGCTGCAAAAGCAGGTAAAGTTAGAAAAGGTGACGGCAAGGATGTAGCTCATAAAAAAGCTATGGACAAGGGCGGTAAGAACTCTGATGGTACTAGAATAGAGAGTAAGTCAAAAAATAGATCTTTTAAACGAGACTCTAAGGGTAATTTAGTATCTGAAACAAGTAAGCGCGAGCGAAAGAAAAAGTGAAAATTGTACATGATAGGGCTGTGGTGCTAAACACACGACAGCCACACCTTGTTACGGAAAGAGTAGACAACTACAAAATATTAAAAGAAGAAAATGGCGTTTATAAAATTGTAATTCCTTGGGGACTTAAAGAGTCTCAAGCGTTAGTTGATCTTAACGTAAAAAAAGTGCCATCCCCTATGGCTCGTGACTACGAGTTTAGTGGTAGGTACGAACCGTTTGAACATCAAAAGAAAACATCTTTTTTTCTTACGCTGAATAAGAGAGGGTTTTGTTTTAACGAACAAGGCACGGGTAAAACTGCCTCAGTTATATGGGCAGTTGATTACCTCATGCAGCAGGGTTTAGTAAACAGAGTGTTAGTTATCTGCCCTCTGTCTATTATGAAATCAGCATGGCAAGAGGATCTATTTAAATTCGCTATGCACCGCACATGCTCGATTGCACATGGCACATCCACTAGAAGAAAGAAAATAGTAGCAGCAGGGTCTGAGTTTGTAATTATTAACTTTGATGGTGTAGCCGTAATAAAAGACGAGATAATGAACGGTGGCTTTGACATGGTTGTTGTAGATGAAGCCAATGCGTACAAAAACACTCAGACTAACAGATGGAAGACTCTACGAGACATAACGGCAAAGACACCTTGGCTGTGGATGCTTACAGGTACTCCCGCAGCACAATCGCCTGTAGATGCGTTTGGTTTGGCAAAGCTGGTCAATCCCAACAGCGCACCAAAGTATTTCGGACAGTTTAGAGATCAAGTTATGTACAAAGCCACACAGTTTACGTGGCGACCTAAGAAAAACGCTGACAAAATAGTGCATGACGTACTACAACCTGCCATACGGTTTGAGAAAAGCGAATGTCTTGACTTACCCCCAGTTACACACTTAGAGCGCGAAGTGCCGTTGACTAGGCAACAGGCTACTTACTATAAGACTTTAAAGAACAAAATGATTATGGAGGCAGATGGAGAGCAGGTCACATCTGTAAACGCTGCCACCAACCTAAACAAACTACTGCAAATATCAGGCGGAGCAGTCTATTCAGATGATAAAGAAGTTATTGAATTTGATGTGCAAAACCGTCTGCAAGTAGTAAAAGAGGTTATCGAAGAAGCATCAAACAAAGTGCTCGTGTTTGTGCCTTTTACACATACCATAGAATTACTAAAAGAATTCCTTACCACTAGTAAAATATCTTGCGAGATTATCTCGGGTAAGGTGTCTGTAAACAAACGAAACAAAATAATAAAAGACTTTCAAGATAATGAAAAACCGCGCGTGTTAATAATACAGCCTCAAGCAGCTTCACACGGACTGACTCTCACTGCTGCTAATACAGTAATATGGTACGCACCCGTCACTAGTGTAGAAACTTATTTACAAGCAAACGCACGTATTGACAGGCCCGGTCAACACAATCCAATGACTATTATTCATATTAAAGGCAGCGAAGTTGAAACACGCCTATACAAGATGTTGAGGTCTAACATTGACCACCACAACAAGATAGTCGATTTGTACAAACAAGAAATAAAAACTTGACATAGTAAAGTGTACTGTTAAAATTCTCCTCCCGTTCAAAAGGAGGAAAAATGAATAACACCGACAAAGCAGATCAACTGACTAACATATATCTCAAGATGAGAAACTCTATTAAAGAGTTAGAAGAACAAATAAAAAGTATAAAAGTAGAGCAGGATAAAGTGGCAAGTAAATTAGATTCTTACTTTGGCGAAAAAGGTGAGTCGCTAAAATTACAGTCCGGCACTGTATCTCGCAGAGTGCAAACTACTTATCAAGTAAGTGATTGGGATGAAATGCACAACTTCTTGTTGGAGCACAAAGCCATGCACCTACTAGAGAAAAGAGTTAACGGCAAAAACATGAAGGAGTTTCTGGAGGTAAATCCAGAAGTAGTGCCTCCTAATCTGCAAGTAATTCGCAAACACGTAATATCTGTTCGCAAGCCTTCAAGTAAGTGATACGGCTACAAACACATGATGGGTGCTTTGTGCATCCTCATACCAACGAGTCGCTGCACTCGATAGAAGTTGTTATAGCGGATGAAGGAGTATTGTCTAGAAACTATTACAAAGATAACAACCTTGTTTGTTGGTCAACGGGATGCGACTTTCCAGATACCAATGTTCTTAACAAACAAGCTAAAAGGTGCATGGATTGCGCTCATAGCATTAAAACAGTAGGAAACACAGGAGCGGCACCCTGTAAATTCTTTACTAGAATTAAGGTGGCGTTTCTTGGGCAAGAGCTTCTCTACGAACTTAGACTAAACTCTCTTAGTTTATTTTCTAAGGCAGAGAATAAGATGAGCTTGTATAAATACAAAGCGCATCTGGAAGGTAATCAAGAAAAAATTGGAAGCGTTTTAACCAACATATACTTTGTTAAGTATAAGCAATTTTACAAGATGTACTTTAAACCCGTTCGACCTTTGTATGAGGAAGAACTTAAATCTATAAGGCAGCTAAAATACGAGGAAACATATATGGCTAATTATGAACAATACATTATAAGAAACGTAACTGTACTACACCCACGCATAGATCAGACTTATATTTGGGATGATACCAAAGGAAGATCAGTTCCATGTGACCCTTCCACACCCGATGCTAACTACAGAACAGATTTTATTATGAGTGAGGAAGTAGCAAAGGAACTTTGGGACGCTATGGTAGAAGCGTATGAAGACCACGTTACTACTTTGAAAGCAGGTGGTGAAAGCGGTTGGCCTGACGAGTTTGAGTTCCCATTTGTAGAGCAGGAAGATGGCACGTTTCGACACAAAGCTAAGAAAAAAGGAATGTATAGAAACGGACTTGCTACACCTCCTATCCACTATGACGCAGAGTTAAACGAGCTAGAGGGCTTTAAATTAACTCACGAAAGCGTTGTTAATCTAGCGGTTGGTTTTGTGCCTTACAAGTTAGCAGGTGGGGGCGTTAGTTTGCGTGTGGATTTTGTGCAAGTGCTTGAGCAAAAACCTGCAAGAAAGCGTAATCCTTTTCAAAAAGAAAAAGGCTTTGTGAAAAGTGATGATAGTTCTGTCGATACAGAAGACAAAGTAGTACCAATAGAAGCTAAGAAAACAAAAGCTAACCCTTTTGGAAAAAAGACAGAAGCGGTAGAAGAAGTCAAAGAACCTGTAAAGCGTAAAAACAAGCAGGAAGTTGATGAGTCTGACGAAGATATAGAAGACATCATTTCTACTTGGAGCAGTAAGAAATAATGATCGGATATACAACACGTTTAGTTAGTCTTAATGAAGAGGCTGACCAATCCTTGTTGGGAGTACGCCTCGGTAGAGTGTGCATCGACTATGATGTGCCTGTTACTGAGGTAGCCTCTCAGTTGGATGTTAGTAGGCAGACCGTATACAACTGGTTCATGGGTATACATGAACCTAATCAAAATTTGAAAGGGCTTATAGAAGATATAATAGCTGAATACAAATGAAACAATTTGACCTCATAGGACATGTCGTTCCAACGGGCGGCATCTACAATGTGGTCGGCATGGAGCAGGGTAAACTAAAACCAAAGTTTACTGATAGCTTAGAAGTAGCATATGAAATAGCAGAAGAGTTTTCTGAACAGGGCATGGACGTTTACTTTGCCTTGGGGAAACTGAAAGAGAAAGGCAGCAGAAAGGCAGAAAACGTAGAGTCGCTCGGAGCGATATGGCTCGATATAGATTGTGGCGGGGATAAAGCACAAGAAATAGAATCTTCTACAGGTCTGCCAAAGGGATACATTAGTCAGGTAGAGGGACTCAAAGCCCTCAAGAACTTTTGTGATACTGTTGATTTACCGGAACCTGTAATAGTTAACTCTGGGTACGGTCTGCATGTCTATTGGGCTTTTACGGAAGAGTTGCCAACTGAACAATGGCTACCCATCGCTAGAAGACTGGAAGAAATATGTGTTACTCAAGAATTTTATGCTGACCCGAATGTATTTGACGTATCTCGGATATTGCGAGTTCCTAATACTTACAACCAAAAAAGGGATACTCCTAAGTTAGTAAGGGTAATGAACCCTGTAACTGAACGGTATGCACCTGACTATATACGTTCTTTGCTAGGAGTAGACCCTGACGCAGTAACTACAAAGAAGAGTAAAAGCACCAAAGCGGGGCTAGATCCTTTTGCCAAGCTGCTGCAACAAAACAAAGACTATTCTTTTAAAAAGATAATAAGCCGTGCAGACCCATGTTTGCAGCTAAAAGACAGTCTGATTAACAGGGCAACTCTGTCCGAACCACGATGGTTCAACGCGCTATCAACTGCCAAGTTTACTGCTGATGGTGGTGATGCCATACATGCAGTGTCCAGAAGACACCCTGACTATGATTACTATGCTGTAGAGAGAAAAATAGTAGGTATAAAAGGGCCGCATTCGTGCGAAGAGTTTAACAAGAATAACCCCGATGGGTGCAAAGGATGCGTACACAAAGGCAAGATAGAACGTCCTTTTGAGTTAGGCAAAGTAATAAAGAGAGCACCGAAAAGCCCTATAAATGAGCTTGGTAATTATTTCAGGGGTGAAAACGGTGGCGTATACAGGGCAGACGGTGACGATGCAACTCTGATATACGAGCATGACTTTTACTTAAAGAAACAGATGTGGGATGACGAGGATGGATTTGTTTCTGTCTTTGTATTTCATTCTCCGCAGGACGGCGTGCGCGAGTTTAATATAAAAAATAGTGACCTAGATAGAAGACTGCTGACCAAAGCGTTGGCACACAATGGAGTCTTAACTCAACCTGCTGGAACAGCAGGACTACATGAATACGTTATTAAATCAATTCAGATTAGACAAACAGAACACAAGGCAGAAATGATGAGAAGACAGTTTGGATGGGCAGACAACAATACTAAATTTGTAGTGGGTGAAAGAGAAATACATGTTGACGGGGTATATCACACACCAGCATCTAGTGTTACTAGAGCATATGCAGGGTACTTTGAACCACAAGGCACGTTAGAAAAATGGAGCGAAGTGTTTAATGTCTATAACAGAGAGGGCATGGAAGTACATGCGTTTGCCGCCTTGTCTGGCTTTGGCTCTCCGTTGTTAAACTTGACAGGGCAGAAAGGTGCAATCATAAGCCTTGTTCACAAAAACGCGGGTACTGGCAAAACGACTATATTGCGTATGGCTAACAGCATATGTGGTAGTCCTGAAGAATTGCTAGGTCAACCTGCGGATACGGCAGTAGCTCGTATCAATAAACTAGGGATACTAAACAACATAGTAAACACTATGGACGAACTTAGTAACTTAGATGATAACGATGTAAGTTGGCTTGCCTACGAAATATCTCAGGGTAAAGGTAAGGACAAAGGGAGGAACGATATAAGTGCTAACCGAGAAAACCATACTACGTGGCGTAACATATCTTTAAGCACCTCAAACAATTCTTTCTATCAAAAGCTATATGCCAAAAAGACCCTGCCTGAAGGCGAGTTGATGCGAATCATGGAGTTCTATATCGACTATTCAGATGCGAATATTATTTCTACAGCAGAAGGTAAGCAGTTGTTTGACCATCAGCTTCTTCAAAACTACGGTCACGCTATAGTGCCTTTTATTCAGTACGTCATAGCTAATGCGGAGGGTGTTAAAAATGATGTGCTTGCTGTGCAGAAAAAGATAGATAAAGAACTGCGCCTAACCTCCCGTGAGAGAAATTGGTCAGCCATAGTTGCTGCCAATATAACAGGGGGCATAATCGCCACGAAGCTAGGTCTAATTAAGTTTGATATGGAGAGGATTTACTTAACTGCTGCTGAACTAATTAAACAGTTAAGAAAAGACACTGCTGCTCCTATGGACTCGTATGTTTCTATTCTCGGAGCTTTCGTAATAAACAACTTTAAAAACCTGCTTGATGTCAAAGATAACGTGGATCAACGTAGTTCAAAGATAGAAGAACCGGCTCTGGAACCCACTTGGGGCAGGTTAGTTATGAGGCATGAGTCTGATACGAAGAAACTTTTTATACCTGTAAAAGAGCTACGAAACGAGCTTAATAAAGATGGCACTGATTACAAGGCTTTCATAAGTGATTTAAAACAGCGTGGCATATACTTAGATACTGTTAATAAGAGAATGTCTAAAGGAATGATTATTACATCTCCGGCCCAACGCTGTGCCATGTTTGACGCAGCGCATCCTGAATTTATAGATATGTCCAGAGTAGTGGAAAAAGCGAAAGAAGATGCAGATAGAGAAGGTGGAGTACCAGATCAACTGGAAGAAGTTTAAAAAGGGGTGGTCGTTTTTTATTCCATGTCTAGATGCAGCAGAAGTGAAAAAACTTTTGGTAGCAGAAACTAAGCGACTTAACTACAAAGTTATTACTAAAGTAAGTATAGAGGATGGAGTGCGAGGCATTCGGGTATGGCGAGTCTAGCTGAAGCCGCCATAGTAAGTTATGTTGTCCATGCTGCGAAACAGCGGGTCAAGTTCCCTTCGGAAATTACGGCTATATCGTATACCCGATATATATTCTCTTTCTGCTGCTCTGCGAGACTTAAAGGAACGATCCAAAGTGTCATTTGTTATTAGTCGTGGATAGATTCTTCTGAAGTTATTTATACGTGTATTTGCACGCTCAAGTAGCTCTGTATCTCCTGTGGTTATGCCTAAATATCTTTCTTTTAACAGTTGAGAGCGTATTTTTAAAACCCTATTTTCATACGATTTACCTAACGATCTAACTTCATAAAGGTCTGATACATCTGCGGGAGTAAATCCAAGAGCCTGCATGAACAAGTTCCAAGCATTTACATCTGTATCTATGGGACGGCCATCTCTTGTTCTGGCTCCTTCTTGTAAGAACCTGTTGGTTTTGATGCCATTACGAAGCCAGCTAGGAGCCAGTCTTTCAATGCCTCGTCCCAGTTCAAAGTTTCTAACGTCTTCAAATGCTTTAGGTACAGTCTCGAACCCGTCCAACACGTAACTACCCGAGGGGCCAAGTAACTGTAGTCCGTAGGCTATACCACGTCCATATTTATCTACGTCATACGGCTCTTCTCTAAACCCTATACCGTTTGCAATACTCGCCCGGTTGGATACTTCTATATTCAGGTATTCATTTAACGGCCCTTTTAACACTAAATGAGATAGACCCATTTCTCGCAAGGCTTTTTTAGCATTAAAAGGAGCATCCTCTTCATCGTCAAACGAACCGGCTATTACCATCACTATTTCTGCCAGTGTACTAACAAGGCCAAACAAAGGAAGCCCAAAGGTGCCACCTACAGCAAAACTTATACCGTACATGTAAAGAAGCTGTTTAAATGCCTGTTTTTTAGTTTCACTATCCTGCCCTCTAGTCGCTTGAACAAAAGCACGGGCTGTTACGTAAGTGCTTTGCCAAATAAACCCTTTGAATGTAAATGCGACTCTACCCACGTTACTTTGCATCCACTTGGGTGCAGTGGTTGACATACCCGAAGTGTTTACATCTTTAACTATTTTCAGTGCGTAGTCTGCTGCTTCTTGATCTGACTTACCTTCAGCCTTCATCAAATCATAAGCCATTATTCCGGTGGTGGCACGGTTAAGCCTTTCCGTTGCAGATATGGGGAACGAAAGAAAGCTCATGGATTTAGCCCATATCGTGTTGTAATCTTCAGTGGCTTGTCTGGCTCCTTCAAGCACTTCTCTTTCTAGAGTATGTCTAAGCTGCCCATGATCGTCTAATGTCTTGTAGAGAGTTGCGTATTTAGCGTTTTTACTCCAATCATTAACAGCCACAGCCCCTGCTTTTTTAAGAGCTTCGGCAGTTTTAATTGCTCCGTGTCTACTTGCCAATATGGGATAGCTTAACAAAGGCACCGAACTCAAGTTTACTAGTGCCGAAGATATGTTACCTGACATGAACAGAAAGTAGCTGCCACTAGTAAGTTTTCTTACAGTGTCGTTGTAAACGGGGTTAAGAGTAAAATCTTCTCGATCACCTATATTTTGTGCAGCAGCCCTTACAAGTTTGTCGTTAGATTGTGCTCCTTCAGCCCTTACCCTGTTAAATCCATTTGATATTTCAGGGTTATATTCTAGGTCAGCCAGTTTGCGTGACCACTTAATCATGGTATCCCCGTAGGTACGAACTACATCAGTTGATGCACCCGCTGTGTCTTCTCTACTTCTAAAACTTTGCATGAGAGAGTTGTCGGGAAAAAAGTCAATGTAGTTTTCGTAAACCTCTCTGGAGATTTTTTCTATTTGTCTCTCACTTAAACCTATTTCTCTCTGGCTTTGTTTTATTGCATCTATGGTGTCTGCGACAAAACCCTCTGGTGGAGTTGTCTTGGTAGACAAATCTTTTATGCTATCCACTGTAAAGTATTCGTTAGCCGCTAGGTCAGCTTCACGTTTTTTCTTTTTAAGCTCCTCTGCTTCTTCTTTTGTTTTGGCATCATCAATATCTTTTTGAATATCGACACGCTGTGTTAAATTCAAAGCATTTATTTCTCTGTCTCTTTGAGAACGAGATTCAAAGGTAAGAACTGTCCTTTCTCCAGTATCTTTATCTTTGTATATCAATACAAAATCACCATAGCGTCTTAAAGGCATGTACCCCGCGATGGGTGGATTTTCGGCAAAGCGTTCTTTTAGTTGTTCCCGCATACGCGGATTGGATATACCACTTAGTATGGTTTCTCTGTAGTCCACGTACATTCTGTCGTAATCGCCGCGCATGGCTTTATACATATCCTGCACTGCTTTACCACCTTCCATCTTGCCGATCTTTTCGTATGTGGCTTTACCTTTTTTATAGATTTTTAATTTTTCTTCTACTTCTTTTTTGGCTTTTTCAGATGTGACTTTTTGACCTAGTGGATTAGGAGGAGCGTCAAAGATGTCTACACGAGCACGGCTCATATCTATGGCAAATTTACTCATTGCTTCGTAAGCAGGCTTGTGCTTCTCAGATATGATTTTAAAAGCGTTATACTTTTTGTTTATGCTTTCTATATCTTTTTCTTGTTTCGCTTGTCTCTTCTCAATGTTAGATATTAAGTCTTTCAGTGCTTTTAGTTTGTCTCCAAACATTTCGTTTAGGTTGTCTAGTCTAAACCCGCCCCAAGTTGCAGTCAGTGCTGTGTCAGACATGGTGCTACTGGCATCTGCAACGGCTTCTTTAATGCGACGAGGACGAAACGGGGGGAACTTTTCTATTGCTTCCTTCATTGCTGCGTCAGGATCTGTGTTTGCAAGAAACACTTTCTCTACAGAGTTTGGCTCTATAGGAGGACGCGCTGTTATTATGTCGTTGAGAAATTTGAGAGATTCATCATATGCAGTTTGTCCTTTACGCACGCCAAAAAAGTTTAATATAGCCTCTATTATAGTTTCCCAAAGCGACTTGCTTTTAGGAGCTTTTATTTCTTTTAAGAGGTTTTGAAACTCAGAGTTGCCCACTAACTCAGCAACAAATTCATACAGATCTTCTCCTCCATAGGCATCGCCCATCTGAGTCTTTATGGAAGAATAAAAATCAAAGAGTTGTTTTACTTGCTCCGAATTTTGATTTTCTAAGACGCTATCTAAAGCTGCATGGGAAAGTTCATGGAGCAAAGTTCCTTTAGTAAGCCCTATGTCCGGGTCTAAAACTATTACATTATCTTCGTAGAAGTAAGCACCTGTTACTTCGCCTTTCGCTCCAAACTCAGCATCATCTAAAGGACGTATCTCTATAGATGTGTCACGCGCCATGTTACGCATTCTACGTATTAACGGGCGTAATTCATTTGGTGTGGATTTTAATATTTCCCCTATGGCATCGTATGCACTTCCTTCGTAAAGAGCTTCGCTAAATTTACTTACTGGTTTTCCTACTAATTTACTTAGACTGGTCTTTCCATCAAAAACATTTCCTTGCTCAAAAGCATCGTTGTCTAGTAGAAAGTCATAATATTCCTCAAATTCAGGGTCTACACCCTCAATAGTTGCTTTTCTTAGTTTGTACTGTTTTTTTGGTGTAGTTACTTTATACGTATCGGGATCTATTCCTTTAGAGGCAGTTCCTTTTTGAATTACACCACCACGGTCTATATAATTTTGTATGTCACTTTTTAGTTTTTCTGGAGTAAACTCTATCTCCGCCGCCACCCTGCTAAATTCCAGTATTTTTTCTGCGAGCCTTCTATCAAATTCTTTGCTTCTACCTACAGTAAATTTTCCCGCTTTTGGATACGCTTTTTGCATGTCAGCTAGCACTTCGCGTAGTGCTGCTTCTTCTATTAGCTCTTGCTTGGCAGTATTAAGGTCATTTAACTCTTGCTCTAACTCTTCTGCTCTCTGTGCTTGCTCTACTGTAGCAAATACACTTTCGTCAAAAACTTCGTCTATCGTTGCTTCGCCTTCTAATACTCTGAGCACCGCAAAGTCATTAAGTTTTACTTTTGATTTTCTACCACCAAACGTGGTTAATCTTCTTTCTAAAGTATCCCTTATTCTTTTTAGTTCTTGCTTTCTCTTTTTTTCTTCGGCTTTATCTTGTTTTGCTAGTTCAGTGTCTGCTTTTTTACGTTTTTCTTCTGCTTTCTGTAGTCGATCCTCAAGCTGAATAGCTGTCGCGCTGTTTCTTACACGTTCTATGTATTCGTTTCTAAACTCTGTAACTAAGTTTAAAAAATTTTGTTTTGTGTCAACGCTTAAAGGTGAATCAAAATATATATAGTTTACAGCATCTACGGTCTGTTGAGTTTTTAATTCAGTGCGCTCTCCTTCTCCTCTAAGCAATCCAGCTTCTAACCCCCTATAAACGTCTTCTCCTTTTACTCTTTTACCTTTTAGAGCTTGCTTTATACTTTTATCTGTAAGCCTTCCTACTGCTCTACCCGGTAATCTCTGTGAAACGGCTGTGGCGGGCATCTTTTGAATAGACGCTCTAATGCTGTCTTTCTGTATTCTTTCTACAACAGCACTGGGATCGTGAGCCAAGTCATAGGCTAACTCTGCAAGAGCACGCGCAGGATTTTTACTTACAGTAGGTAACTTGAAATACTTACTCGCCCTTCTCATTGCACTTGCTTGTTGCTCGTTTTCAATGCCTTTTGCGGGCTTTGTACCTTGTAATCGTTCAACAGTTGCAAGGTCTTCTTCTTTAACTTTTAATTTATTTAGACTTTCGTTATAGAACTGTTCAATCCCTTCTTCATCTGCCTCCTGAACAAGATCTGCTGAAGGATCTTTTCTTCCCTCAAGTAATTCCGCTCCATAACCCCCTACTCCTTTTTTATCTACTATTCGTCTGATTGTTGGGTCTATTATGAATAGATTTTCTTGTATGTCTTCTAAGTCTTTTCTGGCTGCTGCTATGGCAATTAGATTTTCTCTAGTTAGATCTGGGTATAGTTGACTTACGGTGCCTCTATTTTCTGCCTCAAAAAAGTCTCTTATGTCTTTGTCTTTTGGTTTTCCAATTCCAGCAAGAGCTTTTTTAACCGTTAGTCTGTAATTGTCGTAAGCCTGCGATTCTGTTTCCTGAAGTCTAAGAAAAGTCTTGCGGGCATCCGACAGCGTCCTGTTTTTTACTTTTTTCTCAGGCGTTTTTATAAGCGCATCAATCGCTTCATTTTTATCTAAATTTGCTTCATTTACTTTGGCTAAAAAGGCACCTATTGCTTGTGTTTCACTATCTGTTAATTCTTGTGTTTCAAGAGTTATAACTTCTTCTGGCTCTTCTTCTAACTCCCTTTGCCTTTCTTCGGCGCGTTGTTGAGCTTCTTCCCCTAGCAACCCTGCCAGAGCGTCTTCTCTACCTTGCCTTCGCCCTTCTATAAAGTTCTTTGTGTCTTGATCTAGAATAGACTCAGCGAGTCTTTGAAGTAACTGGTTTTCATTCTCGCCAGCTAGTACATCTTCTATAAATTGTTCTTCTCTCAAACTTGCTTCAGGGCCAGCCGCTCGCAATATAATTTTTTCCTGCGCTTCTAATTGTGTTTGCTTTTCAAAGTTGGCAGGGTCAGCAAGTTGACGTTTTCTAAACTCACGTTCTACTTCTGGATCTAGTACAAATAAATTTAATTCTCTTGCTATTTCTTCTTTTAAGGCTTCTTCTTGAGGATCTATACCTAATTCTTCATCTCTTGCCGCCTGTAGACGCTTGTTAAACTCACGTTCTACAACAGGATCATCTACTTCTCTTTCTAGTTCTTTTGCTAGTTGAGCCTTTGCTTCTTTTTCCTGTTTACTTTCTGCTATCAGAGGCTCTAGGAATTTATTTAGCTCTTCTTCAGTGGCTCTTTTTGCCTTTACTTCTTCTCTTTCTACATCTGTTTCTCTAGCTAGCTCATCCACTAATCGCTTTGCTTCTTCAAGAGAGACTAAGTTTATTTCTTTCTTTAATCTTTTCTGCGCTCTGGATGCAAGCTCTGGTGCAGCTTCAGCTATCGCTCCTACAGGCGCGCCGACTGCACCTTCTAACGTAGCTCCTGCTGCAACACCACGGAATGTGGGCGTATCAAAGCCTTCTCTCTGTAGTGCTATGTTCTGTGCAAACTGTTCCTGACCGCCTTGCAGAGCTTCAGGTATGGCTTCTTCCAAGGCTTTGCGACTAGCTCTTGCTATCACTCCGCTCTTCGCTGCTTCTTCTATGCCTTTCTCCGGTGCCTCTTTTGCTAACCTGCGCCCTATAGCTCTAGTAAATACAGTGTCTTCCAGACCGAATCTGGCAGCTAAGGCACCCAGCGCACCACCCAGTGCTATGTTATCTAGGTTTTCTCCTCCATATGCCTGTGCTTCTTTGGCAGCTTCTTTTGCATTTTCTTCGGACACACCAGAGCTTACTAATTCTTGAAGAACAGCTTCGTAAACAGCACTCTTAGTAATACCAACTCCGGTCAATGCACCTACGCCAGTAGCTATAGCCCCTGCACCCACACGAGTTGCGCCACCAAGAAGTCCGGCGGCTAGAGTTGGCACTGATGTACCAAAAGCATTTGCGATTAGATCTACAGGAGCTACAGTAAGTGCCTGTAAACCTGCTTTAATCTGATCTCCTAGTCCTTTGTCCTCTGCCTCTTCTAATATCCTTGCGACTTCCTGTTGATCACGCTTGGATTGAGCCGAGAGCAGACTGTCAAAGAAATCCTCCGCGCCCCCTACAGTTCGTGATATGGGGTTATCGGCACCGAGGACATCAGTAAGAAAACGCACTCCGGTAGCAGCGCCCTTAAAAACTTGTGCAGCAGGGTCAACAACGGCTTCTCTTAGAAGGTTTCTTTCACTTGCATCAGGAAGAGGTCTTGCTGGGGATGGGGCAATAGGCGCAGCAGGCACGCCGGGCGCACCCCTTAGCTGCTTATAGGCATTTGCTACTGTTTCAAACTCAGTAGTGCCTTGCTTATCTTGGTTTTCGACTATCCAAGACGCATAACGATTGAGGCGATCCACATCAAATACCGACTATGCTGTCTGCGTCATTAAGTGTAGAACCATCGTCTGCTAAAATATCTTTAGTAAACTCTCCTAAACCGGCCCCGCCCATAGCAGTTATAATTCTTTTTAGAGTTTCAGATATTACTTTTTGTGATTCAGGCTCTAGGTCCAGTTCGTCAGCTATTTGATTTTGAAGGCTCATAAAAGTTCCAGAAGAAACTAACTCGTTAAGAAGCTCCCGTTCAGATATGTCTCTTTGAGTTTGCAGTTGCGCTTCATCTATATCCATAGCTCTTTGCATGGCATCCAGTTCTTGCTGTTGGAAGTCCCTAGCTGCAAGATTCTCTGCAAGTTGAGCACCTTCAAAACCTCTTGACGCACCGCCTGCAAGACCTAAATCTGCAAACGCGCTGTACAAAGCTCTAGCATTATCGGAAGTAAGCGCAGTACCAAGATTACGCAATATGCCTGAACGGTCAGTGCCTTCATCTCGCACGTTGCGTGCTCTAACGTCTGCTAGCTGCTCATCGTAGCTAACTTGTGGTCGTTGACGCATTTCTTCTGCTAACTCAGGAAACGCCTCTGAAAATGCTTCTACATCAAAAGGTCTATTGCGTGGAAGATTTGAAGTATCTCTGGGTGTTGCTTGCGTTTCATCTCCACCGAGTAGACCTGCTAAACCTCTACTTGCTATGTATCCTGCTCCTGCGGTTTGAGCAGTTCGACCCGGACTAAACTGTCTGGCACTAATTAATGGCCCTCTGGCCGGAGATGCTCTTCTTATATCAGGATTTCTACCGCCTATTGGCTTTCCTCTACGTGTCCTTGGCGCACCGGGTATTCTTTCTACCGCTGCCCTTGGTTTCGTTGCTGCTTCAAAACCTTTTCGCCCTCTTAACGTGGTAGGCTTACCCGCCTTAGTTAGTAACGTAGGGTCTTCTATTTTAAAGTCTTTTGGCATTTTACGTGGTTTTGAGAAGAAAGGAGAATCTGCCGCTCTAGATCCTGCCCTTCTTAAACCAGCTAGACCTCTCGTTGCTTGAGGGCCAAATCTTCTTGCTGCTGCTGCGGCAGCTCTACTAGCCGCTAGTCTACCAAGACTAAGGCCCGGCCCGAGATAGGGTATAACCATAAGTCCTAAAGTTAGGGCAACATCTGGATTGTCTTTTAAAAGCTGAAAACCTTTCTCAACAAAACCGGGATCGTCGCTTACACTGCTGAGAGGTATAACTTGTTCGCCATCTACTTCAACAATGTCCCCTTCCTGAAAGTTCTTAATTTCTCCACCTTCTTGAAACCCAAGCACCCTACGCAGGTATCCACCTATTTCACCAAGATCTGCGCCAAGATTTACAAGCGGATTATTACTTCTTGTTCTTGTTTCAGGTGGAGGTGTTTGTTGGATTGCGGTTAGCCCCGCTGCTTTATCTAAAGCATAACGAGCCGCAGCATCTCGTGAGCCGGGGAATGCTTCTTCAAAGCGTTGTGCAGGACTCTTTATACTGCTTTCTGTATCGAAAACTCTGTCTGTATCTATACCTCTCATTGTAGTAGCGGGATTAGCGCGAGAGATCATATCCTCTTGGTTTTGCATCATACGCAGATAATCAGCGGCATTGTCTGCTGTTTCCTCTTGCATTCTGCCTATGCTTTGCAAATACCCTAAACCCCCCTGTTCTACTTCTTCAGGGGTAAAATCAAACCCTTGTTCTACTTCTGTCTCTTTCTCTTTGGCTATAGCGTCTTTAACTTCTTGTATGGCAGCAGCACGTTCGGCGCGAGTTTTGCCTTCTCTTAGGGCTTGGTTAGCCGCTCGTACTTTTCGGTTAAAATCAACCTCGTCACGCCTTACGCTTTCTGGTCTGGTGTCTTCAAATATGTTTCCTAAAAAGTCGCGCGCATCTCTTGCTAAACCTCGCATTGACCTTGCAGCCCTTGCAGAACCTATCCTGCCCGGATTGGGAGTGGGAACTCTTCTTTCTGCCATAGTCATTATTTTGTTTACATAAGGCTTGGTTATGCCGGTCTGAGGTAGTACGTCATAGTCTCTACCCGCTGCTATAAAATTGTCAGCGTTGCCGGCGCCCGCGTTATATGCAATTAAGGCTGCTTCAACATCTCCATCATAGCGATCAAGGAAAGCCTGAAGGTAATCTCTGGCAAAATTTCTACTGGCTACGGGGTCAGTAAGATCGCCCGTAAAAGGAGCTACACGAAACCCCGGATCTGCCGCAGTTGAAGGTCTAATTTGGTACGCACCCAACTCGCCTACACTGCCAACTGCTTGAGGATCTCCTCCGCTTTCTGTAATCATCAAAGCGTTAAGCAAATTTTCTATGTCTACGGCACCGCCATTTTCAAAGCGAGCTACACCACCTTCGGCCATGCGCCTAGGTGCCATTTGAGGCTGTCCTTGCATTGCCTTACGCATCTGCTCTGCTTGCATCTGCCGTCCACGTAGTTGCAGGCCGGGGCTAGCGGTAGCAACGGCTTGTCTTTGCCCTAAACTGGCTAAACCGGCAAGTTTTTTATCTATTACAGGAGGGCCAACGTCACCACCGCCCATCTGCTTGGCACGCTGATCGTTTTTTAGATCTTGCTCCAGATTATCTATTGCAATACCAACGAGCATTTTAGGATCTACCCGCTGCATTTGCTGAAGCGCAGGTAAACCTTTAGCCTGTAGACCGTCAACTTGTTCTTGTACGCTAGCAACCATTGTTAAGGCTCTCCTTGATTAGCAGCAGCTTTAGCGGCCTGATACTGAGCGATTGGAGTCGCAAAACTTTGAAATGCGGCTCCGGCCAAGCCTAAATCAGACAGTAACTGGCTTATACCACTAGGCTCTATGTAATCACGCCGTACCGCTTCTATTGGCAAGCCTTGTAGTAGAGACTGCATATACTGTACTTTCTTGAACGGGTCATCCCGCTCTTCTCTAAATTGCGCCATATCAGCTTCAATGCCTGCCTGCTCTATGGCTCTTTGCTGTGTTCCTGCCTGACGTTGTGCGTCAAGAACATCCATACCAAACCGCCGGTCTTCCCCAAACAAGTCTGCTGCTTTATCAAAAGCCTGTGCATAACCTTGCCCTCGTGTAGCAGCCATTCTATCCAAAGCACCTCTGGCTAGCTCCGCATCAGCTACTGCTTGGCGTGATCCTCCAAAAGCTCCGGCCTTTGCGTACTGACTGGCAAGCTCGTTTTGTGCTATTTGAGCGTCACGCATAATACCCTGTAGCTGCGGCTGTAATGCTGCTTCTAAAAAAGGGTTCATATACTGTTGAATAGGGCTAGTGGGCATACCCATATCAGGCAGTTGCCCTCCAGAATCCACCAGACTTTGTGCCGTGGGGACTTGAGGTGCAACGCCAGTAAACGAGCCTGCCATACCCGCCGGAGGCACGCCTAAAGAAGCAAGTCCTCCAAACGCCTGAGTCTGAAGAGCAGAGGGGCCAGCAGTCAACGGGCCTGTATAGGGCTGGTAAGGCGTGGCTGCAAGAGCTTGGCCTCTGCCCAACATTTCTGTTACATACGGCGCAGCGTAAGGCGATACTGATTCTGTTGCCGCTAGCTCTGAACCTACTGGATCAGCCATTTTAGTCTCCTATTTCGGCATCATCTTGACAGGATCTATTTCTGGGCCTTGTTTAGTAGTCCCAGTGCGTTTACTTCGCACCCTGTCCATCATTGCGTATAGTTGTTTTGCCCCTGCGTCTGAGTTGCCATTGCCTAAATGACTAACCACATCAGCAGGTATTACAAATTCTCCGTCACTCAAAGCAGCGGGTTGTGTTCCCTCTATGGTAGCAGGTATAAGGTCAGCCATGCCATCTGTAGCTCCTGACAGATAGTTAGGGCTACTCATAGCCATGCCACCCATAGCAAATTCGTCCAGCCCCGGAAGACCGAAAAGCCCAGTTAACCCAGTTAATTCTGATAACAAATCTAAATCTAACTCTGAGTCTTCCATATCCGCCACAGGTTTATCCGTAGCTGGTGCTATAGCAGTCATAATATCTAAAGGTGTCTGAGCAGGCTCTGCAAATTGTGGCAACAGATCTCTTTCAAATCTGTACTGTGGTATCTGTAGTTTAGTGGAATCTAACGGTTCCCCACCCAAGGCTGTACCAGTGGCTACAAACTTGCCGGGAGTAAAATAGCGTCTACCAAACTGCCCCGGCCTTCTAGTAAGCATATCCACCGCATCTGTAGGGCCACCCTCTGCAAATACACTTAAATTCTTCACTTCGTCATCCTCATTTGTAGTCAGGAACGGTTGGTCTAGCCCTTTACTAAAATCATACAAATAATCTATGTCTACCACATCACCGGGTT